AGATGAAGATACTTTGGTTGAATTAAGGTTAACAGTAAAAGACCCAGAATCTTCAAAAGCAATATTCCTTGATAAGCTACTTGAATTAAGAGGTTTACAGAAAATGTATACTACCTATATTGAAGGTTGGCATGAAAAAGTCCAAGATGATTCTCGATTACATGGTAGGTATAATATACATGGAACAGATTCTAATCGATTCAGTTCTGCTGACCCAAATATGCAGCAAATACCAAAGACATCTGTAGACCCAAATATTAAGAAACAATTAGTTGCTCCTCCGGGTTATTTATATATGGCATTCGACTATTCTCAAGCAGAATTAAGAATGATGGCTCATCTATCTGGAGACGAAACTTATTTGGAAGCATTTGCCAAGGGAGTAGACCCTCATCTTGGTATAGCAGCAGCAAAATACGGTGTATCAATCGAAGAAGCAAGTAAAGCTTATGAAGATGAAACACATCCCGATTATAAGTTATGGAAGGTAAGGAGAAAGCAAGCTAAACAGATTGCATTTGGACTTATTTATGGAATTGGTAATAAATTGCTAGCAGTTAAATTATCTGACCCAAAAGCAGGTATTATAGTTACACCAGAAGAAGCAGCAAAGGAAATGGAAGTATTCTTTGGTCAACATCCTAAGATTAGGAAGTTTAAAGAGAAACAAGAGAAATTCCTTCGTAAGCATGGGTATTACACACAGTTATTTGGTACTAAACGAAGACTCCCACAGATATATTCAAATGATAAGCAAGAAGTTGCTTATGCAATTCGTTTAGGTCTTAACTTCCCATGTCAAGGTGCTGCAGCAAATATGACCAATTTTGGAGCTATCCTTGTTTATTGGTTAATGAGACAAGGTAAATTACCAATGATGAAAGAAGCTTGTACAGTACATGATGCTGTATATATGTATTCTAAACCTCAAGATATTAACACCTGGACTGTATATACAATCTGGAATATCCTACGTAACCCAAGTACGAAAAGGTATTTCGGATTTCAAGTTGATGACGTAACTCTATCAATGGATTTTACAATAGGCCGGTCTATGGCAGAAGAATTACCATTTATGCCCGGATATGATTATACTAGAATGTTAAAACCAGACTTTTCGGTAGAAGAGTATATGGAGGAATACCATAAGTTTAAGACTCGTAAAATTGGTAATTTTAGTGCAGCTTCACCAGAAGTATTTATGGAACTATATAAAAGGGAAATCCATAAATATCAACGAGAATATGAAAAATCGAGAAAAGGGTAATATACCTGGGTTTAGTAATTATTACATATCCCGTACTGGAAAATTATACTCGAAATTTACTGGTAGTTGGAAATTAGTAAAACCTGCTATGAAAGATAATGGTTATTTATCTAACTCTTTAGTAGGAGATAATGGTAAACGGAAGAACTTTTATAGACATAGGTTAGTTGCTTCTATTTACATCCCTAACCCAAACGATTATCTTCAAGTATGTCATAAAAATAATAATCCAGAGGATAATCGGGTAGGTAATTTATATTGGGGCACAGCTAAGATGAATATAGGTCAGTGTATAGAAGATAAAAGATTCTATTTTGTTGGTAAAGAACGAGAACGTAAGGTAAATGTAGAATTATTAATTTCTAGGTATATAGATGGTACACCAAGAAAAGATATACTAGAAGAATTCGGTATATCAACTGGAGTATTATATAAAATATTACGGTATAATAACATAAAACTAAGGAAATGAAAAAGATTTTGAACGGACCCACCGTATGGCAAGCTAAGTGCCCATACTGTGATTGTGAATTTGAGTATGATTATTCAGAAGTGGATTCACATACTTTTGCTGATTGTAAATTGGTTAAATGCCCAGGTTGCAATAGGTATCTTTATCATAAAGATAATGCTAAATCCACTACAGAAGCGAAAAGAGAGGATACTATGTCTACATAAATAATAAAATATTATAAACTATGGCAACTGAAGAACAAATAATGAATACAAATAGGCTATCATCTTTAACCTACATGATATCGGCCTGCTTAGAGTTCTCTATTCAAAACCTCAATCGTCAATTAGACTTATGTAATTTGAGATTAGTAGGTAGAGATAAAATGGTATTCAACAGGGTTAGGTCTCAGATAGAGCAACTTCAATCAAATCTTAAATTATTAGAGGATTTGGCATTTGGTGTAATGAAGGACGAAGATGCAAGGTTAGCTTATGAAGATGCTACTCATATTTATTGGGCTCTGTTTATGACTTTAGTAGATAGAGGAGGAACAGATAATTTATGTGATTTAAGATTCAAAGCTTTAATCGATATAATTGGTAAGTATGAATCTATTCTTCACTTGCCTGGTTTAGATACTGCATACCATTGTGCATTTGCTCAGGTATCTAAAGCAATTCAAGAAGGTAAATATTCAAAAGAAGATTTTAAGAATTTATTGAAAGTACATGAAAACGGAACTGAAGAAACTAAGGGTTAAATTCGAAGGTAATATCATAACCATAGATATTGCTAAGGAATTATCCATTAATGAAAATATCATTAATTCTCAGTTAAGGGAATCCCCAACTAGTTATTATATACTTTGCTCATTAAGAGATAAGTATATTAAAGAAAGGGATGCTCTAGCAAGAGAAAAGGATGAAGCTTATTCTGCTGCTTGGATATTTATTAAAGAATCTAATGAAAGGTTCAATAATGATTACGTTGCTCATAAGGCTAATATATCTCCCAAGTATAAGTCAATATATCAACGGTATTTAAAAGCAGTAGAAAAGGCTAACAAGTATATTTCAATATGTAGAGCTTATGAGTCTAGAGAGAATATCTTGAGGACTATTAATGCCAACATGAGGAAGCAACAATAATAACTATAAGTAATTACTAACTTTTAAAAACAAATTAAGAATATGAATTATTCACTATCTTTCATTTCTGCTATGGTAGCAGCTCAGTTTGACAAACAATTACC